TTCACGTCAGAGTCGGACTTCTTGGCACCCTTTGCTTTCTTGGCACCAGCCTTTTCAGCCTTGACAGTGTCGTAAAACTTTTTGGCCAACTTTGTCAACTCCTTTGTCTTTTCCTTGGTAAGGCCCAAGAGGGAAACAATGTCTTCAACAAACTTTACAACAGCCATTTTAGCACGATCTGATTTTTTTTCGGTTTTTATTGTAAAAAATCGATTTTATACAACTGTAAAAACGGAGAAGTTGAAAACCCCCAAAAACGGCCAAAATGCCCAAAACGCCAAAACGCCCCAAAAACGACCAAAGCCGCCCCAAAAATGCCAAAACGCCCAAAGGTCTCCAAAGCCGCCCAAAAGGCCAAAACGGCCAAAGGTGTCCAAAGACCCAAAAAAACGCAAGTCGGCAGTCGTCACTAATTTGACACAAAACCCTGTTACGTGGCAGAAGACGGGAGACAGGAGATGTCAGCGCAAAAGGCAAAGGAGAACGCTGTCGAAAAGAAAACCCTCTTGGATTTGGCCACACGTGCCAAGATCCCCGTGGACATCACAAAGGGTCTGACACTTCCCCCTTTGCGAAAAATCATACAGCGGAAAAAAGATCTTGGGGTGGTGACGGTGATCCTGTGGAGGCTTTTGCCACAAGATGTCACGCGCTACTTGATGGGGTGGGTCATCTTGGACGAGGGGCTTCAAGAGCGTCTTGACGGTCGTGAGTATCGGGCGTACAAGACGCTGATCGCGTGTCGCAAAGTCGACCAAGAATTTTCCGAAAGATCCGTGCACCCACGGTTGCGTGAGGCGGCTCGGCTAAGTGTCGTTGAACTTGACGCACAAATTGCTCTTGCAAAAAAGTGAAAATGGGAAAATGAGAAAAAGTTGCAAAAAAATTTTAAGAGGGTTACCCCTCGTAAAATTGTATAACTTGTTTCTTATTTACCTCCTAGGGCCTCCAATGCCACTCAATGCATACAAAACAATAAATAAAATTACAAAAACTAGTTGTTTGGCAATTTCTGGATAATTAGGACCGCTTCCTCGATTGCTTCGGCCTGGAGCTCTTTTTTGAGCATCACGGACTATTTCACGCTCACCAGTATTAAGCGATGGAGATTTTGATGTACGTCTACAGAGAGGGCAAATGATCCAACTATGCGGGCCTTTTGTTAATTCTGCAACACAGCTATGACAAAATGTGTGTTTACACGATAATTCAACTGGGGCTCTGCATCCCTCTACATCACAATTTACAATTTCTCGATCAGTATTATGTTTTATAGTATACTCTTCTCTACACACAGGACACTCTTCGGCCGCTGCAGCAAAACGACTACGAGTTTTAGGCATAATACTCATAATTTCTTCTCGACACTTCTGATTTTTAATTTGTAGAAGTAAATTTTTAAATATAGTCTGATTCATACCCATTGTCATACCCATTGTCATATTCATAAATATTGTTTTTTCTGTTGTGTTTAATTTTCTTTCCTCTTTTATGCTTGTCCGTATGGCGCCAACTATTTTTTTATACTCATCCCCAAAATTTTTATCTAAACTATCCAATATATCAAGAAGATCTTTTTTACCTAAATTACACTTTATTATACGATCTATTATGGGTCCTGTTAACCCTAATTTAGACTTTAACAAATCTTTAAAAGATTGGGTTGACAAAGATTTACCTGATAATTTTTTTATTGGACTTCGCCTATCTAATGTTACCCTAAATTTATATTGTGGAGAATCCTTAGACGTCTTTTTAGACGACCTTTTAGGAGTCTTTTTAGACGATCTTTTAGGAGTCTTTTTAGACGATCTTTTAGGAGTCTTTTTAGAAGACCTTTTAGGAGTCTTTTTAGATGATCTTTTAGGTGTCTTTTTAGACGACCTTTTGATGACTTTAACTTTTTGACTTTTCCGCAGCATATTTTTATATATCATAAATTAATTTTTTGTCAATTAAAAAGTGTTAAATAAATGTCGGGCAAATCACCACCACCTTTTCCGTGGCGCACTTATACTAGAGAGGAGCTTGACGACGATTTTCAAAAACTTCGGCGGCGTATCCTCGACGATCCTATCACGCCCAGCACACCCATCAAACGGCCATTGGTTGGCTATAAATGCACCAATGCGTTTTTTCAAAAAGAGCGCCTGCGTGTCCGTTCGCAAAACAAGCCATCGGCCATCGATTATTGGAAAAAAAATCACAGGTATGTGACGCGTTACAATAGCAATAACGATATGTTTGGACGTGTCGTGTTTTTATCGTTTGCGCCCAGCGAGTTTAGTGCATACGCGGCAGGCGCGGTATATGCATACTTTATGCGACTGCTTGGCAAGACGCCCGAGACGTTTACAGTCCAGGATTTTTACAGCGGGTGGGGAAACCGGATGCTGGGCGCGATGGCTTTGGGCGTCCGGTATATTGGCTGCGATGCCAATACACGGCTTGAAAAACCTTATGCAAAATTGGCGACTTTTGGGAGAGGCCAAATCGCAAAACAGCCTTTCGAACCCCAAACCAACGACCACCGGGATGGCGCAAAATCCGTCGCGCGTGCCTGCTTCGCAGGCGTCAGCTTCGCTGACTGTGGACGGGACCCCACTGTTTATTTTCAGAGGTCCGAGACGTTGCCCGCCTCGCTTATACCGGCTAAAGGCGTCGATATTGTTTTTAGCAGTCCTCCGTTTTTTGATGGAAATCTTGTGGAGGAGTACCCAGGGACCGAGTCAGATTATGAGATGTTTATGCGGACAAGTTTGGTGCCCATCATGAGGCGGTGTTTGGCGGCAAAAATATGGGTGTGTTTGTACATACCGACAAATATGTACAATGATTTAAAGAAGGTGTTTGGAAGTGCAAAAAAGAAATTTAAATTTGTGGCAAAGATGAATAATTTAAATGCAGCATATTCAAATTCAAATATTATTTATTGCTGGAAAATAACTAACTAAAATTTTATAATTATTTTTTAGACTTTTCGTTGTTGACTTTTTTTAGACTTTTTGTTCTTGATTTTTTTAAGTTTTTCGTTGACTTTTTTAGACTTTTCGTTCTTGATTTTTTTAAGTTTTTCGTTGACTTTTTTAAGTTTTTCGTTGACTTTTTTAAGTTTTTCGTTGACTTCTTTTTTAAGTTTTTTGTAGACTTTTTTACGTTTTTTGTTGACTTTTTTACAGAAGATTTTTTAAATTTGGACACTAGTGATTTCTTTAGTGTTGGTTTAGACAAATTAGATATTCCTTGTCCTTGACCTCGTTCTCGTAATATCATCGTTGTCATTGGAGATTTTCCTGTTTTTGATATGCGTGGTGATCTTTCTGTTCCTGGTGGTTTGGACGATCTAGGTGGCGTTTTTAGTCTTTTTTCTGGTGATCTCTTTAAAGATTTAGTCATTCTTTTCATTTTTTTAATATATTTAATATAATCTTCTAAATGTTTAACATCTTCTGATAATAATACATCACATTTTTGTTCTATTTCAAACTCACCATTAGATCTACGACATGAATTAGTAATAATAGTAACTTTATATCCTTGTTTGAACAAAAATAATAGAATTTTTGATAAATAAATTGGCTCACTTTTACAATTTGTTAATAATTCTCTTTTAAATGGTTCTACATATGAAATGCCAAGCTCACTACTGCTTTCTCTTAATAAATTTATTTTATCCGAATATTCTAGAAAAGCATCATTATCTTTATTGTCACTATCATAAAGTAAGTAAATGCCATAATTCATGAGTTTAATATTTTCTTTAGTTTCTCCCGATTTATACATAAAAAATAATTTTTCATTTACAATCTGTTCCATTTTAAAAGATTGGTAACAAGAAGATGAAAATGTCATATCTTTATAAGTAGATTTTGATCCTTTAAAATATGTGTATACATTATCAATTATCTTTAAAAAATCAATAAAATTTATAGGAGTATGTAATAACATTTTTAATTTTTTAAAAAAATCGTCTAATTTTTTCGTATCGTTTCCGCTTATTTTTTCTGATTCTAAAAAAAGTCTATGAATGGATTCAATCATTTTTAAAAAGCCAGGCCTAGGCTGATATATATATGATTGTTCTTCTTCATAAGTTAATGTATGAAGTGGGTCTGATTTGTCAGATTTAAATAATTTTAAAAAACCTGTATAAATGTCTTGAAAAGTTTTTGAAAAACCAGAACTAGATTGTGGGGTTTCTTGAAATGTTATTATATGATGAAATATATCAGGCTTAAATGATTTTAAAATATTATATACAAATTTGTTTTTATAATATGCTTCTTTATTATCCATTATAAATTTTAATTTCATGTATGGACTTGAGACAGATCGTGTTAAAGGGGTTGTTTTAATAGAAAAAAATTTTTTCTTTTGTTCACGTAATATGTTTGATTCTGTTATTAAAATGTCTCTAATGTTTTTTTCTTTATGTGGCTTATTTAAAACTCTAAAAAAATCTTCTATGTATCGGCGTGGTGTAACAAAGTTTGGAAGACCGCGACATCCTTGTTCATTTAATATTTTTGAATCATCTAATAATTGTTCCCATGTATGAAGGTCAGGAGGAAGTTTTATATCTTCAGGCTCAAGTCCATGAGCAGAAATATATAAAACAACTTCTTTTTCTTCAGAAGCATCTGCCATTTTTATTTAATATTATTTAAATAAAATAATTAAGGCTTTTCTTGTGAAAAGCTCTATCCTTAACCTTTTCGACCGATAATGCCACAAGTCAATCGTGTTCCCGCATTGCCGGTTTTTAAACTTTCTGTTTTTTTGTACCCAGTACCGCGGCCTAAATCATCAATGCCATCGTGGATCACAACCGAACGACCGTAAATATCGCTAAAATCAACCTCGCTTAATTTGTCATCGATATATGAATGTATAAAGTCACCGCTATCATTTGTTGTAAAATTGTTGATAAGATCGCCGGCGTGTCGGGGCTTTTTTGGAAAATTGATACTGCCGTGATCTTCATTTGTGGGGTTGTAATGCGGACCAAGACTTTTACAGCCATCAGAAAGATCGCCAAATTCGTGAATGTGGATGGCGTGGGTGGCGCGTGGATCAAAATTGCGCAGATCAAATGATACTATAACACATTTATGAATAGGACATTTTGAAAACAAAATGTATCCATGGGATGGAATAATACAGATGGCTTCCTTCATTTTATTTTCTTATTTCTTTTTATTCTTTTTCTTTTTTGATGAATTAATTGTATTTTTAGATTCATTTAGTTTTTCATCGTCCTTTAAACCGTCATTTACAACGTCATTTACAGTTTCATTCACGACTTCCTTCACCTCTTCCTTCACAACTTCCTTCACAGCGTTATTTACAACTTCTTTTACAGCGTTATTTACAACTTCTTTTACAACTTCTTTCACCTCTTCTTTTACAACGTTATTTACGACTTCTTTTACAACGTCATTTACGGCTTCCTTCACATCTTCTTTTACAACGTCATTTACGACTTCTTTTACAACGTCATTTACGGCTTCCTTCACCTCTTCTTTTACAGCGTTATTTACAACTTTTAAATGTTCCTGTTCCTCTTCCTTTACAGAGTCATTTATGTGTTCATTTACTTCAACTTTTACGTCTTCTTTTACAAGTTCTTTTACCTCCTTCTCTTTAGCACTAGGAGTAGTCTGAAAGATTGAGCGCGCGATTTGAAATGCCATTGTCATGTAAGATGTCATTGTTTTTATTTAAATCAAAACGATTTAAATAAGTTTAAAAAAGCCCTTAAAAAAATTAAATCCGACGCGCAACAGCCCTTTGGAAAAGGGCCGTACCCCCAAAGCGGGCGTAGCCCAATATCACTCCGTCGCGCAACAGCCCTTTATAAAAGGGCCGTACCCCCAAAGTGGGCGTAGCCCAATATCACTCCGTAGCGCGCGGTCCCGTCCGCGCATTAACTCCGCCGCGTGTGCCTGCTTTGCAGGCGGAAGCTTTGCTTCCTGTGGGCGGGACCCCTCACCCCGCAACAACTCCGTCGCGCGGGGGCGAAACCCCGCTTAGAAGCCTCTCAGCAACTCCTTTGCGCGAATGCGCCCCGCGTGCTGGTACTTGTTGTCCAATTCGTGGATGGCCTTGTATGTGACGTCACGCAGCGTATTCATTTGCGCCAACATTTGCGCGTGATTGTCAAATGTCAACATACGAAACAATTCCTCCCCGATCGTGACATACGAATCGATGATTTGGCGCTCTTCCCGCTTGCGCAACGAATGCTGGTGCGACACATACAATTTTTGTTTAAACGTTTTTTCGTCCACTTCTCCAATCAAGTATTTAATACGCTCGCGCGTTCGGTCTTCGCGGTGCGCCAAATCCACCAAGGTCACCTGTCGGTGATGCAAAAATTGCTGGTAATACGTTTCAATCAATTTGCGGTCCAATAGCGATGTAAGACTTCGCGTGATGGCATAAATCACGTGATAACTGGGCATCGGGCCGCACCCGCCATGGTCTTGTCGGTGTCTTGGGTCCTGTATATTGCCTTCACGCAAGGCCTGAAAATAGTGCGGATTGTGTATGACGCCCAGCTCGACTTCACCCGTTCGCCACGAAAATGCCGTGTGGCAACTGATACAAAACATCTGGTCGCACCCCTCTGTCTTGAAA